TTGCTTCTTGGCACTGGCCTGGCGGCCACCATTTCTCTTGCCCCTTACGCCGCCCCTCTGGTTCCGTGGGTGGCATCAGCCGCTGGCTATTTGCCCATTGTTTGGCCCGCCAGTGTCGCCGCCGTTTATGCCTCGTCCACTGTCGCTTCGGCTGCCTCCGCTGCTGTCTCCAGTATTCGGCCACTTTCAACCCTCAACAACGCCGTGCCGGGCCAGATCATCAATGGGGCCAATCTGAGTTTCAGCGCAGTCGATCCTGACTATGACCAATATCACATAGAGAACGAGGAAATTGACCCCACTGCCTACGTCCATCTTCGCGACATCGGCACAGCCGATCCCAACAAGAAAAACGTGCATCTCTTGGGCATAGGCAATCGATTCCGCATCCCAACCACGTTCGGCCAATCAGGACTGGCTGAGGCTGCTAGCATCTACAAGCGCATCGTCAAACGTCAGCCCTACCACACCGATCAGTTCAACGCCGCCGCGTGGGATAGTCTAATGTCAACGGTCGACAACCATTTCATCGAATCCTGTTTCCCCGGATGGTCTGGCAATCTCCGCGTTCCTCCTTTTAACGACTGGCTGGAGTCTCGCAATTACACACTCAACCTCAAAGCCGCCTACCGCAAAGCCTGGGCTCAAATCAAATCCGGACGCATCCCAGTCGATGATTGGACCCGGAAAAAACGCGGTTGCTTCGTCAAGATGGAGCTTAATCGTAAAATTGGCACTCCTCGCGCAATACAATCAGGCTCCATATGGGACAACGCCTTCAAAGGACCGACGTGTCTTGGTCTTGGCAATTTGCTTTCTGATACCAACGGAATACGCACCCAAGGACCTCTTTACTACGTCGGTGGTTGTACTCCAGAGCAAATTGGCGCGCTCTTTGACCGTATTTACATCCAGGGTCACGATATCATGGAAGGCGACTTCGAGAAATACGACAGTTCCCAACACCGCCGCATATTTGACCTCCGCAACAAGATTTACGGGCTGGCCGGTGTCAATAGCAAGGTGCTCGCTTCCTTCCAAGAATCCATGTTCACACATGGTTCCACGCGACATGGCAATAGCTACGGGGTGTTGGCGACCGTCACCTCTGGCTCTATGGACACGACAGTCGGCAACTCGCTCGTGCAAGGCACCTGCATAGTTCGATGCCTTGTCGAGCAGTTTGGTTCCGTCGACGCCGTGTCTGCTGCCGGTATCAGTGTCGTGGTCTATGGCGATGACAACCTCATCGTGGCCCCTCCAAACATCATAGACTACACAGCCTTCTACAATCGCATGAACAGTCTTGGCTTCACCCTGCAAGCCACTGTTCATCAGGGGCATAACGCCCCCTACAACGCGACATTTTGTTCCCAAAGATTCTGGCCCACAAACGATGGGACTGTGTTGGGGCCCTGCCTGTACCGCGCCGTTTCCAATCTCGGCTGGTACTGCAATCCACCGCTTGGCGTCGACCACGTCGCTCTCGTCAAGGGTGATGCACTCGGCCGACTCCTCCAAACCTCGTTCATCCCAATACTGAGCCATCATTGGTCTCGTACCATTGAACTGGCTGGTGACAAAACTCCCGTCATGCCACGCCGCGATCATGGGTTCAAGATGAACGAGCGGTACCACACACCCACACCTGAAACCTGGACGATGATGAAAACCGTCTACGGGCTCACGCAAGCTGACGCTGAGCGCTATAACAGCAAGCTCCAGCAGATCACCACGCTCGGTAGCGTTTGTGACTTTCCAGCCTTCAGCTCGCTGTGTCCCAACGACGACACCATTCCGGTTCCCGTCGGTTCGTTCAAAGTGGACATTCGCCACTCCTCCGTCGGACAATCCATCAACTCCATCCTCCAGGACAACCCTGGCACCACTTTCAGCATCTACGATTACAC